TTTAACCATCTCTATTCCGGCATCCCCATATAGATTTCGTTGTGCTGCACCTGAAGCTAACATTATAGCACTCTTTATAGTATTCTTTATTCTATTTCTAAATGCACCGAATAACCTTCCTTGATTGATTAAATCAGTTTCTAATGTTGATATAATAGTAGCCTCGTCCATACCATATAACCTCATACTGGATACTAATTGTTCTATCTCCAATACTGTAATGGCTACATCAGTTTGTATTTTCTGTGATACTATTGTTTCTATATCTTTAATATTTGGCATACTATAAAGTTTTTAATAGTTTCTTAAATTGGATTCTAGCTATCTTCTCAATATCTTTTTGATGTTTCTTACTTATACCGAACCACTCTCTTTTAGGTAAATGTCCTGCTCCTTCTTGGTGATATGATAGTATATCTTCTCTATCCGACGGAACAGAAATAGTAGCTTTGTTCTTTCTTCTCTCTTTCACAAATGTTCCTTGGGTCATCTTGCCTGTGCCGTATAGTGGGGTGGATGGTTTAGATAATCCGTGTTTCCTTTTCTGTCTTATAGTTGCTGACTTTAATGGTGCTAACTTTCCACTAACTCCCTCTCCACGTGCTCCTCGTTTCCGTAAGTCTATTACTGTGGCATCAGCCACATCATTTAATATCACTTGAGTAATCTTTGGAAGTTTTTTCTTTAACCTACGTAGCTTTTTAGTTCTATTAATCGTAATATTAATATTTGCCATTATGATTTCTCTATAATCTTTTTAGTAGCATCTTCCACAACTTTATAACTCTGTTGTATCTTATCCACGTGTCGTTGTGAGAACTCAACGGCAATCTGCCCTATAATCTGTCGAGGGTTCTTAATAAGTTCTTTTATATCAATGCTATCCAGTATTACTTTATCGGCATCTTCCCCAACCTTAACCTTCAAATCATCTAACTTATCTAAATACTTATGTAGTATCGTAGCCATTATTAAATTAATGGTAGGATAGGAGTAGTTTGTTTAGATGTCTGTTCAGCATCTGCTTCAGCGATTATATCATCCAGTTCTTCTTCTGTTATATCTGGGTTCCGTTTCTCTAATAATCTTTTCCTTGATGTTAAACCTAACTCTAAATCGTGTTGTTCTTGTGCTCTCTCATCTTCTGAGGTTATAGTTAGGTCAGGTTCTACGAAATTAACTGAATAATCGTCACCAATACTAACTTTTCCGTGAGTTTCTAATATAATCTTATCCAAGGTATATCTAGCCTGTTCGTGTGGTCTCCATATATCTTGTATACCGGCTTCCCTCTGTTCTGTATTCTCTACTTCCATTAACTGCAATGCACGACCTGATGGAATATCTCCACCCTCACTTGCCCATTTAAGTTGTAAGTGATTGTTCTGTGCTGCCTGATTAACGAAGAACTTTAAGTTATTTATATGTTTAGCTGTATCTCCACCTTCTACTCTACCAAATGTAAATCCTTCTGGTAATCTTATTACATCTTGTACGCCGTGTGGTAATCGTTCTCGTTTAGTTTGTTCGTTCCAAGGGCCACTAATATACTTTATACCTAATGCATCTATCCTATTGGCTAATGCTAATTGAGTTAGTCCTAAATCTACCTGTTGATTACTCACCATTAAATCAGTTGCACCTTCTACCCACCAGGTTCTCGTTTGAGGTGACCGATGTGTAAATAATATAGGCAATACCCCATACGGGTTAATATTATCTTCGTTTATAGAAAAGATATTCCCATTATTATCAAATAAGAAATGTTGTCCTCGTGTAAACTCACCTGTGCTTGGGTCTATAGCGTCTGCCGACCAGAATATCCATTTCTGTTCGTTCATACGAGCATTACCTCTTAAACTTACTGGATAACAACATGCAAAAGGTTCTGTCTTGCCTGGTAGGAAGAATACCTTAAAATCGTGGATAGTTTCATACTTAACCTGTTGTGATAGTTCATCGTAATAACTTAACTGAGCCATACTACCTAATAGAAAGGTTAGTTGTTCCATCCTTCTACGCATAGTATTTAGATTCTGTATATCTATATTGTCTATATACTTATCATCTACAATCATTTCAGGTGATTTCTTATATACTAAACTCCTGGCTCTAACGAACCTACCTAATAGATTACTGGTGAATATAGGTACTTCTGTTGATATTCCAGCTCTAAAAAACCTTCTTATATGTTCGTCTGTTCCACTATGCTCAAAATAATCCAATAACATATGTCGTGTGTTCTCACGATCGTTCTCAATAAAATCTAATTCGGCTTTTAATGATTTGTGAATGCTTTTAGTGGATAGATTTTCCATCACTATTCCATCAGCAATTCTTTCGTTTTGTACTCCCATTTTAACTTTCTCCTAAATTCTCAAAATATGCGTCTAATACTGGCATAATACTTGATATAATTTCGTATTTATTCATTAATGTATCTAACTTTTGGTGTAATGTATTTAATATTAATATTCGTGATTCACCTTGTATATAAATATCAGCTAATAAATCATGATTATTCTTTTGCATTTCAAGTATACCATTTAATTTATCTTGAGTTATGTAATCGTCTAATTGTTCTATTATTTTTTGTTTATCCATTATAGGTTTTCTGACCACTCCATACTTGTAATACCTACTTGGCCTACTGGATGTCTATATTCTACAGGATACATTGCTGCCTGTAAGGCATGAGTTCTACCAGCATACTCTTGTGATTTATCTATTCTACCATCTGGTTTTCTTAATACTTGTTCGCAATCTGATATTAACTCTTTACATTTCGGGTCAATAGTCATATTAATCCTTCCTTCGGCATCTTTTAATTTCCTATTCCAAGTGTTAATAAGTGCGTTATGGCTAGGGTGATAATTCCTTGTAATTACATTAAATCCTAAATCTCTTAATATCATATGGTCACTCTGTTTTGCTGAAGTGCTCCTACTTTTGCCAGTAGGATCTGGATAGACTTCTAATAAATCTGGATGTTGTTCTCTCAATCTACTAGCTAGCTCTTCAGTATTACTATTATGTAATCTTATCTCATCGTAGTAATGTATATCTCCATTACCATATTCACACGCTATCTCAGCGCTCATATAATCCACATTAAAATCAATGCCTGCATATTTAATGTAAGTTAATTCATCTGTAGATTTTATATGTGTTTCACGTTCAAAGTTATATGCTGCTCTACTTCCACCTAAAGTCTCAAATGAGGCCTCAAACTCCTGTCTGTATAGCCGACCATCCATATTTCTTTTAGTCTTTTCTATTTCGAGAGAATTAACAAAGTTAGACTCTACTGTCTTAAATTGCCAAGACCTATATTCTAAATCTTCGGTCAGGCCTCTTAAATAAATATCGTAGAAGTGATTAAATCCGTCTGGAGTTCCAATAAACATGCTCTGACCTAATGTGGATGCCAAGGTGGGTAAAATGATTTCTTCCCATACATGAGGCTTCATAAATGCATATTCATCTAATACTACTTTTGATAAGCCAACGCCCCTCAAACTATCCTCATTATCTGCTCCCTTTAATGCTATCTCACTCTTACTATTAGTAAACGTTACTGATAGTTCTGATTCATTTACCTTTGCATATGGGTGAGTTCCTAATACTCTTTTTATTATCGGCCAAGCAATAGTTTTTGCCATTCTATATGATGGGGCTATATACCATCTTCTCTCATATGGTTCTTGTTTTCCTTGTGTGAGCCACGATAGTGCCGCGTGTGTCTTCCCCCATCTCCTACCAGCAACTATAACTTTATAGCGTGCCGGGTGCTGTATTATTTCCTTAATCTGTGGGGTGATCTGTAGCTTCATCAAAATCCCATAATACTATTGATTCAGGCTTCTCTACAACTAAATCAATTGCTCGTTTATCTATATACAATCCTGCCATCTTTAATACATCTAATGCTGCCTTTCGTTTCTCTGTATCATACATCGTGGTTCTCATTATATCTACTATAGTTGCTGCTGCCTCAGGTGCCTTATCTTT